GCTTTAAAACAAACAACATATATGCTTCAAGGCAATTCTAGTTATTATAATGCTTTGGGTGTTTATGAGTTTGAAGATGTTGTTATTTTCAATGTTTATTTGCAGGCGGGTTCTCCATTTTCGCCTGGTTTAAAATACAATTGGGAAAATGCTTCGCGGTGTCGACGCCAACAACTTGTATTTATTAAATCGCTAATCGATTCTTATGGAACTGACAAAGCTATTATAGTTTTGGGCGATTTTAATTTTGAATTAAACTCTATTCATTATGATGGAAGTCCTGATGATACAGATAATTGGTCAGAACTTGTTTTTTTAAAAGCGTTAGGATTGAAAGATTCTTTCAAATCTTTGCATCCTGCAGACCCAGGATTTACAGAAAATACTGAAATTAACACATTGCGCTATCTGGGAAAATTAGAAGACAAACAACTTCGATATGATGGCATTTTTTTTAATGATAAATTACAAGCTAATGTTAGTGCAGTTGTGAATAACGAACCTTTAAAATTAACCGAAAAAAATGTGTCTCTCTTAGAAATGCCTACACCATTTGACCCTGTTGAAATAAATGAAGAATATGAATTGGCGCTTGTTTTTAAACCTGGGAATGACCCAAAATCAATTGAAAAATTGGTTGAGTACAAAGAAAAAAAGGCGTTGGGTGATGGGTATGAATTATTCGTTTCCGACCATTTTGGAGTTATGACCACTTTTGAATTTCTTGCCAGAAATGGTGGTTCTAAATTTAAAAAAACAAAAAAGAGGAGGAAACACAATAATATACATAAAAGCAAGCGTGGGTGAAAATACAAATAAAATTATATTATGTTAACTGTGGAGGATTACGAGGAGAATTGCATATTATATAAACTCCCATTATAGCTAAAACCCAATATGGTATATTAGGTTTATTATCTGGGTCACCGGGATGGAGATTTGAATATTTTCTTATTTGAAAATTCATTTTTGTGCGCAATTTGGGTTTTACATTTTGTAGATATACTGAGTTTACAAGTCTATTCATAAAAGGTCTGGGGCGTATCATCATTATCGATGTGTATTTAGGGAATGTATTATTAGCTTATAACAATACATTTAGTTCAATTTTTTAATTTAAAGGGCTTTAAGTTGTTTTGCGGTTAAAAGAATAACCCGCCACGCCCTCGCTTTTTTGTTTTCTCTCGACGCACTCTTTTTTTAACTGTTCTTTTATTTTTCTTTTTTGTTTCTGTTGTATAATTCTTTTTATCCCCCGGTCTGTATCTCAAAAAGTGTTCTTCATATTCTCGACTCCCTCTTTTATCCTTCAACTCAATATATTTTTCCGATTTTTGCGAGCGAATTTCTTCCATTGTCAATTGATGTCCATAACAATTTATGCTAAAACGCTTTAATAACCCCTTTTGCCTTAATCTATTGCGCTGTTGCACCTTGAATAAATATTGTGCCATACATAATATTCTATCTGGGTCGTAATATTCTCGGGATGCGTACAAAAACGCCAAATAAAAACTTAACATTGTGTCAATTGTCGCTATTTTTATTGTGGAACCGTGAATCTTTATTACATTATAACTATGGCAAGCTATAGGTTGATAAATAAACGCTACTGTGTCTTCACCCACTCTTATCTCATAATGCGGTGCAACTATTTCCCCAATTGAGGGTTTTTTAACTATTTTTACGCTTTTTAAGCCTAGGTCCTCCAAACGCTCTTTTACTATTTCAGCCGTCGTCTTGGGATCCTCAGATAATACATCAAAATCCGGATTCTTCTCAAACTTTCTTTGCAACGCCTTTGGCATATATGATGAATACAAGGTCATCGCGTAGCCTCCAAAGAATACAACGCCCTGGTCTATTAATGTCTCTTTTACAGTCTCGTATATTTCGTCCACATTTGTTCTATCTTCCATCCTCCTTTCAAAATCCACTTCACTGCAATTGTGAGCTTTTAAAGGGTAGTTTTTATTCAAGAGCGTTAACCGTTTTAATACTTTCTCCCAGCGACTTATTTCTCCAGCCGGTCTAGAAAGCTCTAAATACATTGACATTCTCAGAAAATTTGGGGGAGCATAATATATCCCAGCCACTCTAATTGCCTGTTTCTTTATTGCATTAAATATATCCTTGTGCAAATAAGTAACATCTGCAACGGGCATAAAATTGACATACACTTTGTAAGTACCTTCGTGTACTCCATTTTTTGCTTCCACTTCCACAAATCCTTCTTTCACATAAATATCACACAACTCCTTTGCATCATCCAATGCATTTGGAGTAAAAAAATCGTAGTCGGGCAATTCATATTCCATATTATAAAATTGGTCTTCTTTTGGTAAAATAGAGTTAATCGCTGTCCCACCATAAGCAACTAGCTTCTTCCTTCTTAAAAAATTTTCAACTATATTTACTATTTTGATTGTTTCAGGAGAATTGACTACATCCTTTCCAATTTGCTGTTCTGCTTTGTCTATCGCAACGCGCAAAATTGCCAATTCGCATTCATCAAAAGACATTGACCTATCACATATTTCTTTTTTATTTTTCATAGTTATCTAACCTAATATTTAGTTAGATAATTATTCTACAAACTTTTATAAAAGTTAGGCAAAAACGATTAATTTTCTACTCTGTCTTATGTCTGAATTGAATAATAATCTGTTGTTTTTGTTCGCGTCGAAAAATTTAACTCTGGTGGATTAGGTGGCGTCTCTTGTATTGTTAGTTGCTTATATCTCAAACGCTCTGGTTTCAAGACAAACGCACTTCCAGCCTCATCAAAAAACAACAATGTCTCCTGCAAATTTGCGTCAAAGGTCTGATATCTCATTGCTACAAGTTGACATCCCATCTCTCTACACACTATTCCGCTAGGATTCTCTGGATCCGCGCCAGCATCAGGCATTGCAATTGTCATATTTTGTTTATTATATTCGGTCAATTCAGTCATATCTGGTGTAAACTTCACATTATAGTAACTTAATGCACGCATAAAAATAGAATTGCTAGTCATATTTACATACTCATAAAACTCCTTGTTGTCCATAAATGCGGTGTTTAATCTATCAACAATAATAACAATTTTTCCCTTCAACTCTGAAAGCTTAACATCTCCTAAATTGTAAGTATAATATGTGTCTGCAGGATTTGTGTCGTTAGTAATATTTATTGAAGGGTCTGTTACTTGTGAAGAATATGTGTATTCGTAACTATAATGCGGATCTAACATATAACTATCATACTGCTTAAAAATTTGTGCACAATTTGTCAACATCTTCTGATTCGTGCTCTTTATTCTTAAATGTATTATTATTGGGTCGGTCGGGTTTGGTGCATTCGAACCCGAAAATCCATAATTAACTATTGTATCCATAGCATTCGAAAAAGGCACTGAGTTATATGTCTCCTTAATATAATAATTTGGCACTGTGGAAGTCGCTACGACTGGTTGGTCGTCAATAGAATAAATTTCAAAATCTAGACCACGCACGCCTTGTTTTAGTACAGTCTGTAAGGCACATGTATTAACGAAATCATTTTTATATGTCCCACCGCTGCAACAGTTATAAGCCGTCTTGATATAATAATCTTTGAATGTAAAGTCCTTATATTCGGGTTTAGTGTAATCTATTGGTATAATGTAGCTTTTGGTTTGGCCATTTGAATATAAGGCGTGCATTGCAGCACATTCTCTCGAATTCAGATTATACATGTAATAAAAATAAACCAATATCAATATAACAAAAATTACAATCAGTACAAAAATAGCATTTCCCACAAAATCTTCCTTAAGTGAAAGCATATCCTTTGTGGCCTTTGTAATAAAATCTGATGTTTTTTTTTGGAGTGAAGATGAATCCGCCATATCTAATCTATGATAATATATTTATTATATATTATTATTCAAAAAAGTTAAAAATATACATATAAGTTATATAAACAATGCCAGGTGGTTTAATGCAATTAGTATCTGAAGGACAACAAAATATTATTTTAAACGGCAATCCATCAAAAACCTTTTTTAAATCAACTTATGCAAAATATACCAATTTTGGTCTTCAAAAATTTAGAGTCGACTTTGAAGGTTCAAAAACTTTGCGTCTTTCAGAACCTTCTTATTTCACTTTCAAAATTCCTCGTTACGCCGACTTATTAATGGATTGTTATTTGTCCATCGACTTGCCTAATATTTGGAGTCCAATTGCGCCGCCCAATTCTGACCCAACCAGTCCAAGTTATAATGGCGGTCAGTGGATTCCCTATGAATTCAAATGGATTGAATATTTGGGTGCTCAAATGATTTCTAAAATTGAAATCACTTGCGGCAACCAAACCTTGCAAGAATTTTCTGGAGCGTATTTGGTCGCAATGGTGCAACGCGATTTCACTGCAGGAAAGCGTGGATTATTCGAGAAAATGGTCGGCCATGTTCCTGAGTTGTTTGACCCCGCAAATGCAGGTACTCGTGTCAACTCTTATCCTAATTCTTTTTACACTACAAACCAGGCCGGTGCTGAACCATCAATTCGCGGTCGCACTTTGTATGTGCCCTTAAACGCGTGGTTCAATTTGAAGAGCCAGATGGCGTTTCCACTGATTTCATTGCAATACAATGAATTACACATCAATGTAACAATGCGTCCAATTCAAGAATTATTCCAGATTCGTGATGTGTTTGATGCGGCCAACAACTTTCCTTATATTGCGCCCAACTTCAATCAATACTATATGCAATTTTATCGTTTTTTGCAGACGCCACCCGACATTGAACTTGGGCCATTGTCTTATGTTGATACAAGAACGCTATGGAATGCAGATATTCATTTGAACTGCACATATTGTTTCTTGTCCAATGAAGAATCGCGCGTTTTTGCTCTTAATGAGCAGAAATACCTTTTCAAACAAGTGAGAGAAACCGTTTATTACAATGTAACTGGTGCAAATAAAATTTCTACTGACTCCATTGGTATGATTTCGAGTTGGATGTTTTATTTTCAACGCAGTGATGCCAATTTACGCAATGAGTGGTCTAATTACACGAATTGGCCGTATCGTTATATTCCCAATGATTTAATACAAGCGCCTACGGATGGAACATACACGATTATTAGAGATGGACAACCGGTTACAATCGGACCTGGCGTAAATAGCGACGGTAAATTGACTGGTTGGATGATTACTGGTCTGTATAATTTTGAAAACATTAAGAATATTTTAGTAAGTATGGGCGTTTTACTGGATGGGATTTATCGAGAGAACGACCAACCTGCTGGAGTATTCAACTATATTGAAAAATATACGCGTACCGATGGAAATGCGCCAGATGGGCTCTATGTTTATAATTTCTGTTTGCATACTTCACCACTTGATTTGCAGCCCAGCGGGGCAATGAATATGAGTCGATTCACTACTATAGAGCTAGAAACAACGACCATTACACCACCGTTAGACCCTTACGCGCAGTCATTAGCAATTTGTGACCCACAAACTGGTAATGTGATTGGAGTGAATAAACCGACATGGAGAATTTATGATTACAACTTTAATATGGTTTTATTTGAAGAACGCATTAATGTGATTACATTTGTTGGTGGAAACTGTGGTCTTATGTATGCAACATAATAGAGTTTTTTATCTGCGTCGAATGGACCTTCTCTTATTTTTCTTCGATTTATTATGCTTCGACTTGTTGCGCTTCGACTTGTTGCGCTTCGACTTGTTGCGCTTCGACTTGTTGCGCTTCAATTTTTTGCCTCCAGCTAAACCAGCTAGCTTAGCTGCTACTAATGCAGCACCAGCAGCTGTTAAAATGTATATAGCGCATTGTCCCATCATATCACACGCGGTCAATTTATTTCCATTTAGCTTGGTGTTTCTTAATGCTACTCTTAGTGGTTCGTCTACTGAACCATTTCTTTGTAAACCTATTTCAGAACCCGCAGCAAAAACATTCCATGTACCACCAGCAGCTTTAGCTTCTTGTCTTTTTTCCGCTCTTGCGTTATCATACTC